ATGCCCCTCACCGATACCGCTGTTCGCCAGGCCAAGGCAGCCGACAAAGACTTCTCACTCACGGACGCCAACGGCCTATCCCTGTTTATTGCCCGCAGCGGCACGAAGTCTTGGCACTTCCGGTTCTCCTGGCTTGGCAAGCAACCGCGATACTCCCTCGGAACCTATCCAGAGATCACCCTCAAGGAAGCTCGCGAGTTGCGCGATCAGGCCCGTGCGCTGGTGGCCAAGGGCATTGATCCGCGGGTGAAACGTCGCGCTGAAAAAAATCTGGCGGCTGCACAGGCCCTGAATACGTTTGAGGCGGTTGCCAACGAGTGGCACGCCTTCAAGGCACCGCGCATGGCGGCGGCGGTTCGTGGTGGATCAGTGCAGGCACGGTTCTACCTAGACAAGGATTTGATACCAGTGCTGGGTAAGATACCGATTGCCGATGTGACGCGAGCCGATGTACTGACCGCGTTGCGTCGTATCGAAAAACGTGGGGCGCTCAACTCGGCGCGCAAGTGCCGCTCCTGGCTCAACGAGATTTTTCGCTATGGCATGGTCTCTGGGTATTTAGGTCTCAATCCCGCTTCCGACTTGGACATCGTCGCGCAACAAGAGCCTCCGGTGCGGCATAACCCCATGTTGCTGCGCAGTGAGTTGAAAGAATTTTTCCATCAACTGGAGCTGTCGACAGCTGCGACCTACGTCACATGTGCGATCAGGATTCTATGGCTGACTGGCGTGCGGACCACTGAGCTGCGTAATGCGACCATCGACCAGATCGACATGGATGCTGGGTTGTGGACCATCCCACCAGACGCGGTGAAACAACTGAAAAAAAGGATCAGGAGACAATCAAAGGAGGATGAGGTACCGCCCTATCTGGTGCCACTGTCGCGGCAGGCGGTAGAAGAAATGCGCAGGGTGCATCAGTTGACCGGCGGCTACCGCCTGCTGATCGCGGGTCGTAATGACCCACGGCAGCCGATCAGTAACGGCACGGTCAACTCAGCACTGAAACGCATGGGGTACGAGGGGAGGCTCACTGGACACGGTATACGCGCATCGATATCAACAGCCTTAAATGAGATGGGATACAACGCGGATTGGATCGAGGCACAGCTATCGCACGCCAGCGGTAGCCAAGTGCGTAGGTCTTATAACCATGCCGAGTACGTTGCGCAGCGGCGAGTGATGATGCAGGAGTGGGCTGATTTCATCGAAACCTTATGCTCCTCAGATGCGGTTTCCACACTGAAGCAAAATTCCGCAGGTAGCCAGTTATGAACAGACGTGACCTTGAAATGGAAAAGTTGAGAGCTGCTCTTCCGAGCATCGATAGCACCGTAGTTTTAAAGTGGGGGCCTAGTGGGGCCGTGGGCATGCTTGTAGCCACACTTGCACTAAATGGTTCGGAGTTTATTGGTGAGAATTATACTTCGGATATAGACCGTGCAAGCGAACATCTGCAAGCTCTAATTGAGCGGATTAAGCATGACGATGTTGCTGTAGATGCCTTATTTGCTGCACTTCTTGCGCTAAGTATTGATCAGTCAAAAAAAGTTAAAGGTGATCAGGAAAGACTGGCGCTTATTACATCTGGGCTGAGAGAGGTCAATAAGGGCAAGGCGTCGGCGATTGATCGCGCCAAGGCAATTGCTGAAGATCTCTGGACGGCTGATGAGAACCGGAAAGTAAGGACCAGCCAAATGGCTGATATGGTTTGGAAGAGACTCATTGACGAGGGGTTTTCAAAGCAGCTTCCGGACAACGTGGAGCGAGTTCGTGTATGGATCAGAGGAGTAGCGCCTGAATTTGCCAAGGCCAAGGGTAGGCCAAAAAAAATACTCGCCCGTAACGGATAACAATATTTCCTCTACGGATAATGAGTTATCCGAAACGTCCCGAGAATTTTTTTATAGGTCATCCCAAACAAGAATTGCATCGTTGATTCCTTATGCCGCCCTAGGAGGCGCAGACGATGCCAGCCATGATCGATGTAGCAACGCCCCGCAAATTCATTAAGCTTAACCAGGTGAAAGAGCTGTCTAGCCTTTCGACATCTGAGATTTATCGGCGTATCTCCGCCGGCAAGTTTCCCAAGCAGGTATCGCTGGGCCCCAAGTGCGTCGTATGGATCGAGGGTGAAATTCTGGCCTGGCTGGATGCTTGCGTTGTCGAGAGCCGCGGCGAGGCTGCTTGACCATGGCCCTTAATCTTTCTATCCCAATGCTTGCCAAGCCTTCCCAAGACGACTACAGTCCATTTGTCACTGCAAATTCAGTGGCCGACCTTGGCCGGTCGATCATCGTTAGGCGCACAAGCGCCCACCATCCGATTGCTGGCGCTTTTTTTGCGTCCGCACATTCGTATTATGGCGGCTGTGCGTGGGACACCTTCGGGTGTGCCGGGTGCCTAACGTCCCGGTCGGCCAACCCGCGTACAGCTGCCACCCTTATTCGCTTGGCCGCGAACGGTGGTAGCTCCTCAACGTTAGGAGCTTCACAAATGGCACACGCCCTCACTCCGTCCAAAATTCGCGCATTCGCACATCGCCGCCTGGCTTTGGCCGCACTCCGCGCTAACACTTCCCTTTCCGTTCGTCTCGCCCGCTACAACACTCACATGAGTATCGCCCGTGGGGGTGTCCAATGATCCCTCTTACTGTCGCGGAGCCGTTCAAATCGGCATCTTTCGAATCTGGGCAGCATTATCAAGCCATGGGCGGAGTTCCAGTAGATTTTGCTCTTGAGCAAGCAATTGCGTTGCTTGACGCTGTCGATTGCAGCCTTGGTGATGGCATCTCTTCGCCCGTCCTGGTCCGCCTCGCGGTAAGAGCTGCAATGGCATCCGTTGAGTCGGTACTCATGTCGCTCCCAGGGCCGGATAAAGGAGATGCGTCATGACGATTTCTCGTGAAGTCAGGAACACTGCCATCTCTGGTCAAATCATTGATCCGGTCGTGATCTCGGCCAGTGAACTGACAAGTCTGCGTCATGCCCGTGAGATGTTCGACGAGCTACGCGACGTGCTCACCAATGCTGTAATTCCCGCAATTGGCGGCATTCATCATCCCGTCAGCGTACGTGTCCACACGCTTCTTGGAGAGGTGCATCTGCGCTCCGGCGGATTTCTCGCCAGCTATTGGCGTGAGGCTGAACGCTTCGCGTCTGCCAAGGAGGTGACACTCCATGGCAGCCATTAATCAAGGCGTCAGCCGCGGCGAAACATACTTCATGGTGATGACGCCGACCAAGCTGGTGAATGGCATCCAGGTCGGCAGGATCATTGCGCCATTTCCTACGGAAAGCGATGCCGAAGACGCCGCTGCCTTGCTGAATAAGCGTTATCCAGATAGCAAGTCCCATGTTGGGGCATCGCAATACACCGTTGACCATAGCTCCAGTCAGCTCGAAAAACTGTGTCGTGAAGCATGCGGCGACTTGGCCGCCGAACTGGCAAATATTCCGATGAGGAGGATCAAATGAGTACTGATCGCACACCTCATCCAGTCCAAGTTTCCGGTAAGGACTCCAATTGTGTAGTCGTAGGCGGACCATGGCCAAGCTACTCCGCATTCAGCCATTTGCCTGAGCGTGACCGCTGGGTGATCTATGGCCAGGCTAAGGCATCCCGTTATGCGCAGGAGCAGGCCGGCATCCGGATGGATGAGCCATACGACAGTTTCATCAGCCGTATCTGCCGGGAGCTTGATTTATGAGTGTTCAAGCTATGGCATGGGCTTTGACGCAACAGGTGATAACGGAGTCGCACTCCCGGCACGTGTTGTTGTGCCTGGCCAACTACGCGGACCAGTCGGGGCGAGCGGCGTTTCCAGCGGTATCGAGCCTGGCGCTTGATACTGGTCTGGCGCCACGCACGGTTCAATATCGCCTTCGTGAACTTGAATCAGCGGGATTGATCACGCGGGGTAATCAGGCAATTGCAGCGGCCTATATCACCCAGCGAGATCGCGTGCCAGTGTGCTATGACCTTGATCTTTCACGGGGTGCACCAGATGCACCCCGCAGCGAACGGGGTGCACGGCAAGACGCAACGGGGTGCACGCCAGAACAGAACGGGGTGCACGTCACGACCGAACGGGGTGCACAGCGTGCACCCAATCCATCCATTAACCACCCATTAACCATCCTTAACCAAAAAGAAGGCGCTGAGGCACTTGAGAAGGTTGGAAATGGGAAGGGGAAGAAGTTTGACCCAATGTCTGCTAAGCCATCGAACGCATCGGAGCAGGCCTGGGCTGACTTCTGTGAAATGCGGAAGGCCAAGCGTGCGCCGTTGACGCTGCGAGCTTGCGAACTTATCGCTAAGAAGCTGGCCCATCATCCGGAGCCCGACGCCGTACTGGATAAGTCCACCACTAGCAGTTGGTCGGACATCTACCCGGAATCGGTGCTGCCAGGTACCGGAGCCAAAAACGGAAAGGCTTCGACTTACAACAACCTGCCCCAGCACACGGTCGATATGTATTCGCAGGAGGCATCAGATGGCCCTGCGTTCTAGTTTTCGCCGCCAGCCTGAGCAGCGCACCTTCGCCGGCGATTGCCCGGTCCACGGCGCCGTTGATCGCTCCGAGGTTGAGCAGTTCGACGGATCGATGCTGGTCCGCCCATGCAAGCAGTGCCAATTTCACGGTCTGCGCGTGGCGGCGCTCGGTAGCGCAGAGCATTCCAAGGCACTGGCACACGTCGCCGCTGAACGCCTGAACAGCGCATTCGTGGGCTCTGGCATAACGCCCCGGTTCGCCGATTGCACCTTCGCGACTTACCGTGCGACAACCCCGGCGATGTCCGAGGCGCTTGAAAAGTGTCAGGGGTACGCAGATGACTTCGCCCGGCATTATCAAGCCGGGCGCAACTTGCTGTTGACCGGCAATGTCGGTACTGGCAAGACGCACCTCGCCTGCAGCATTGTTCGCCAAGTCATCGGCCTGAATGCCATCGCTGTGATCACCACAGCTGCCGAGATTATTCGGGTATTCAAGCGCTCAATGGCACGTGACTCCGGATACGCCGAGGGCGACGTAATTGATGAGCTGGCGAGCTTTGACTTGCTGGTAGTCGATGAAGTCGGAGCCCAGGCGGGCACCGCTTACGAGTTGGCGGTTCTGCATGAGGTCATCGACCGGCGTTATCAACTGGTCCGACCTTCGGTGCTGATCTCCAACCTGCCAGCTACTTCGAAGCAAGACGCGGACGGGCGGCACGCGCCAAGTCTGGAGCAGTACATTGGCGTCCGGGCACTGGATCGCTTGCGCGAGAATGGCGCACTCCTGGCGGGTTTCACCTGGGCATCGGCAAGGGGGCGTGCATGAACGATCACCGCGAACTGTTCAGCGACGAAGCGGAGCACGCACTGCTCGGCGCCATAATGCTGGATGGTGAGTTGTTCGATTTGATCACCGCCAGAGTATCCACTGCCGACTTCCACGACCCGGAAAACGCAGCCCTCTACCAGGTGATGATTGACCTGCACGCCACCGGCTCGCCAATTGACCCGGTAACTCTGAACGACTTCAAACCTTATCTGCCCAGCGGCGGCGCGACCATTGCCTACGCTGGTGAGCTTGCGAAGAACACACCGAGCACCGCCAACTGGAAGGCATACGCCCGAATTGTGGCCGATTTGGCAGTGCTCCGCCGCCTGGTAGATGCTGCTGACGCTGTGCGCGACTCTGCCGGCGAGCGCCGGCCCGTAGCCGAAATCATTGCCAGCGCTCAGCAGGCCATGGCAGATCTGCGCGACCTGGACACCGGTGAGCCCGATTACAAGCGTATGGGTGAGGTGATAACTCGTAATATCGACCTCATCGATGCCAAGTTCAGCGGGGCGGTGCAGTCGGGGTTGTCCACCGGCTTGACGGATCTGGACAGGCTTATTCGCGGACTGCGGAAAAAGACTGTGACCATAATTGCCGGCCTGCCGGGCAGCGGCAAAACTACGCTTGGGTTGCAGATCGCTCAGAGCATCGCGTGCACGGGCGCCGGAGTAGGGATGGTGTTTTCTCTGGAGATGCCCGAGGAAGAACTCGGCAACCGCGCGCTGGCGTCCATCGGTAGTATTGATTTGAGGGTCCTTGATAGTGGTCAGTTGCATGATGATGACTGGCCTCGCCTGACATCGGCGGTCAAGAAAATCATGGATAAACCGCTGTACGTCAGCGACAAGTCCGGCCTGACTGTGCCACGCATCCGCAACATCTGCCGCCAGGTAAAGCGCAAGCACGGCCTTGATGTGGTGGTGATCGACTACATAGGCCTGATTGGATCGGACGGCAAGGCGTTCAACCGCACATCCGAACTCGGCAAGATTTCCACCGGCATCGTCAACATCGCCAAGGAGCTGGATGTGCCGGTGATCCTACTGGCTCAACTCAACCGCGATTCGACCAAACGCCCGGGCAAAAAGCCGATTGCATCCGACCTGCGTGACTCTGGACAAATTGAAGCGGACGCCCACTGCATCATTCTGGTCCACCGAGACATGGATAGCGACGATGGCCAGAACGGGGTTACCGAGTTGATCATGCCCAAGTGCAGGCATGCACCAGTGGGTTCATGTTGGGTACAGCAGCAAGGGCATTTCGCAAGGTTTGTCGATTTTGTTGGCCGAGAGCCAAACCATGACGGGGATGAATCGAGCAGACCTTTCGCAAAAAGATTCAGCGGGGTGAAAGAGCATGTGTAGACACGTTGCCTCGCGCGCATGCGCGTTTGCATCTTTGCCCCGAGTAGCTTTCCGCAGCAGTCATGGTGAACAGCATGAAGCCACCAGCCCCTGAGCAAATGCCCTTGTTTCATTCCCCTGAGCCGGTACGGGTGTCGATTGCTGCGCATGTGCTTGAGTCTAATCAGGCGTTGCCTGCACGCACCGAGGTCAAACGGATTGATTGGTTCAGGGTTATTACGATGGTGTTGCGCGGCGGATACTCAATCCAAACTGCTGCCGACACTATCAACGTAGCTCGCACGACGGTGATTGGGTGGAAGCAAGGTGCTGAACCGCGTTACACCGAAGGGGAGCGTCTGGTGCAATTGTGGATCGAAGTCACGGCGTTGGATCGTTCAAAGTTACCTATGGTGGCCGTAGGTGATTGCTGGGCATACCATTCAAAAATCTGAATAGGGGACCACCATGGATCAGCCGCTATCCGACTCTGCAAGACAATACTGTGCGAGTTTTCTGTATGGGCATGTGCAAGAGCGTGAAAAGTTTCTCGCTGTTCCTGGGAACGATGTGCACACCCGGCATAAATTCGGTCCTTGGGCTGACGCATCTGTAGATACGCGCAACCCTCCGGAGTTTCGGGTTTGCGCGTGTGGGTACACCGAGTGGAGAGATAGGTAGTACTCCGAAATAGTCGGGATTCCGACACCTGACCCCGACGACTCTTGGCGTCATCGCAGCCCAGCCACCGCGCTGGGCTTTTTTTCGCCGGGGAGAATTAACCTTGAACGCAACCCAAGACGTGGCCGTCGAGGCAACCAAAGCAGCACCACCGATCATCGTTTCAGGCGCCATGTTGTTTGGCATGACGCCAGCCGAGTGGGTCACAGCGCTGACTGTGCTGTACCTGGTGTTGCAGATCGGCCTGCTGGTGCCGCGCTACTGGGCTCAGTTCCGTGACTGGGTTCGCCCGAACAGGTCGCAAGGCTGATGGGCCCGCTACAGCAGCGCATCCTCGCCGTGTCACTGGCAGGCGCCGTGGGCATGGCCGGTGTGCTGGTGACCAACTTCGAAGGCCGCAGCCTGGTGGCCTACCTCGACCCTGTTGGCATTCCCACCATCTGCGAGGGCGTTACCCGTGGTGTGCGCCTGGGCCAGACCAAGACACCAGCACAGTGCGATGCGCTGTTGCAGCAAGAACTCTCCATCGCCATGGCTGGCGTTGACCGCAACGTCACCAAGCCACAGCCCGAGACCCGCCGCGCCGCCCTGGCATCGTTCGTGTACAACGTCGGCGAACCCCAGTTCAAGGCATCCACCCTGTTGCGCAAGCTCAATGCCGGCGACGTGCGCGGGGCCTGTGCAGAGCTGAGCCGCTGGGTGTACGCCAAGGGCACGAAGCTGAAAGGGCTGGTCAACCGTCGCGCCGCTGAGCGTGAGTTGTGCGAGGTGGGCTTGTGAGGATCGTCCTCGGCATATGCGCCGCGCTCGCCATTGGCCTGCTGCTGGCGTTGTGGCGTCTTGACCATGTCAGCACCAGGCTTACCACCTCAACGGAGCGTGTAGGTGTGCTGGAAGGGCAGGCAGCGGCATACGAGCAGGCTCTGACCGTCCGCGATTCCATCGACAGCCAGTATCAGGAGGCTATCCGCAATGCCGAACTATCCAAGCCGCAGCTTGTTACTGACCTCAATGCTGGTGTTAAGCGCGTGTACGTCCGTGCCGCCTGCGTGCCAGCCAATCCCAAGCCCACCGGCAGCACTGATGCAGCCGCCCCCGAACTTGCAGCAGATGCTCGACAGGATTATGCCGACCTCGTTGCAGCCCACGCCAAAGTCACCGCCCAGGTGATCGGCCTGCAGGACTTCATCACCCGCGCTTGCTCCCGCAGCCCCTCGAAATAGTCGGGAACCCGACAGCCCACCCCATTGATTCTGGCCCTCGTTGATCATCCATCACACGAAGGGCCACACCTCATGACTTCCGCTACAGACCAAGCAATCGAGCAGGAAATCCAGGCCAAGGGCTTGACCGCGCCGCGTGTCACCCCCGCCGACCTGCAAGCCAATATCGCGCACGAACACTACTTCACTGCCGCAGACGGTGCCCAGGCTGCCGGCGCTGTGCATCTGCCGGCGGGTGAGGGTTGGACGCTGGGTTCGCTGCAACTGCTGACCATCTGTGTCCTGGTGCTGCGCAACGGTTTCACTGTCACTGGCGAGAGCGCTTGCGCCAGCCCGGAGAACTTCGACGCCGAAGTGGGCCGCAAGATCGCCCGTGACAACGCTGTCGCCAAGGTCTGGCCGCTGATGGGCTACGCGCTCAAGCATCACCTCAACGACGAAGCCTGATCCCTTCACCAGCACAGGAGGCACGAACATGCCAGCTCCAGACCTTACCCCGCAGACCCCAGGCGAACCGCTCGCCACCATCACGCCGCTTGCAGGCGCAATCAGTGACGCCAGCACCGGCAACCCCAACGCCAGCGAACTCAACACCGCTAACGCCCAGGCTTCGGCCCAGCCGCTGTTCGCTGCCAAGCACAACGGCGGCGGGCGCTGGAAGATCTGGTCCACCGCCAATGACGATTGGTTCAGCGACTTCCTCGCGGCAGGCGACGGCGCCAAGGCCCAGGCCGAAACCGAGGCCGAGCGCCTGAACGCTGGTGGTGATCCCCTGGTGCTGGACCCACAACGCACCAGCGAGCCAGCGCCCAAGGCCCAGGCCAGCACCGGCAACCACGACGCAACCACCCTCAAGCAGGCCGTGCTGACCAACGATGGCTGGCTGTGCCCTGAACCCAAGGCGAAGGACTGACGACATGGGAAGCAAACCGAAGGCACCAAAGACCGTTGCCACGCCTGACCCAGCTGTCGAGGCGCAGAAAGCCGCCGACCTGGCAGCGCAGAAGGCCAACGAAGAAACCGCCACCCGCAAGAAGCGCAAACAGGAAAGCAGCCTGCTCTCCACCGGTGGCGCCGCGGGCTCCGTCCTCGATCAAGGCAAGAGAACCCTCGGATCATGAATGCAGACCAGATCGCCAAAACGTTGGGCACTTTGAAGTCTCTCCGCCTGCCGCATGAAACGGTCTGGCGCGATTGTTTCGACCACAGCTACCCCATCCGGGGTAGTGGCTTTTGCACTGAACAAATCACGGCCATCGAAGCGCAGATGCGTAAGGCCAGGATGATCGACGGCACCACCACCGACGCGGCACGGATTCTGTCGTCCGGGATCATGTCGGGCCTGACCCCGGCCAACTCCCTGTGGTTCGGCATGGACGTCGGCCAGGAAACCGAGGAAGAACGCCGTTGGCTGGACGACTCGGCCGACATTCTCTGGCAGAACATCCACGCATCCAACTTCGACGCAGCGGCCTTTGAGGGGCTTATCGACGTTGTGTGCGCTGGGTGGTTTGCCCTGTACATCGACCAGGACATGGAGAAGGGCGGCTTCACGTTCGATCTGTGGCCCATTGCCAGCGTGTACGCCTCTGCATCCAAGGCTGGCGGCAAGATCGACACCGTCTACCGGGAATACAAGCTCACCGCTGAGCAGGCGGTGAACGAGTTTGGCGAGGAGAACGTAAGCGAGACTACCCGCAAGCTGGCACTGAGCAAGCCCCAGGAAATGGTGCGCTTCGTCCACGCGATCTACCCGCGCACCACGCACATGGTCAACGCCAAGTTGGCGAAGAACATGCCCATTGCTTCCTGCAAGGTCGAGGTAGAAGCCAAGAAGCTGGTTAGCGAGTCGGGCTATCACGAAATGCCCGTCGTCGTTCCGCGCTGGATGATGATCCCGGACAGCGTGTACGCCGTGGGCCCGGTGTTCGATGCACTGCCCGATGCACGCACCCTGAACGAGCTGTGCCGCATGGACCTGGCTGCTGGTGACCTGGCCATCGCCGGTATGTGGATCGCCGAGGACGACGGCGTGTTGAACCCGCGCACCGTCAAGGTGGGCCCGCGCAAGATCATTGTGGCCAACTCAGTGGACAGCATGAAGCCCCTGCAAAGCGGCTCCAACTTCCAATACGCCGAGACCAAGATTGCCCGCCTGCAAGGCTCTATCCGCAAGATCCTGATGGCTGACCAGCTCCAGGCCCAGGACGGCCCGGCGATGACCGCCACTGAGGTGCATGTCCGGGTCAACCTGATCCGCCAACTGCTTGGCCCGGTGTATGGCCGGCTGCAAACCGAGTACCTGCAACCGATGATTGAGCGGTGCTTCGGCATCGCCTATCGCGCTGGTGTGCTGGGTGCTGCACCTGAATCGCTGGCCGGTCGCAACTTCACCGTGCGTTACCTGTCGCCGCTGGCTAGGTCGCAGAAGCTGGAAGAAGTGACGGCCATCGACACGTTCGTTGCTGGCGCGCTGGCCATCGCCGCAACCGACCCAACCGTTATGGACAACATCGACATGGACGAGGCGCAGCGCTTCAAGGGCGAGGCCCTGGGCGTTCCTGGCTCGATCATCCGCAGCACTGCCGACCGGGACAAGATCCGCGCCGACCGTGCGCAGGCCCAGCAGGCCGCAATGGAGCAGGAGCAACAGCAAGCAATGATGCAGCAGGCCGGTGAAGCCGCATTGAAACAACAGGGAGCTGCAGCGTAATGGCAATCGAAGTCGATGCAGCAATGTACAAGCGCGTGTTTGAGGATCACCACGAAGGCCGGTTGATCCTGGATGCACTGACCAACCAGTTCGCACGTCCCGCCGTGGTCAAGGGCGGGATTGATGCAGTCCTTGAGACGTACCAGCGAGACGGCCAGCGCCGCGTGCTGGAGTTCATCGTTTCCCAAATAAACAGAGCAAACGGAGTAGATACCAATGCGTTTGAAGAATAGTTTTTCCCTGTTCCTGGGCCTTGCGCTGATGGCCGAGGCCGCACAAGAAGGTCTGCCAGGCGGCGGCACAACTGATCAAGTTCAGGCGCCCGCCGGTTCCGTGCTGGACAGCGGCAACACCGGCAACGACTACATCCCCGAGAAGTACCGGACCAACAAAGAGGATGGCTCCCTTGATCTGGAAGCATCGAGCCGCAAGGTTGCCGAAGCGTACAAGCACCTTGAAACCCGCATGGGTTCTGGTGATGTGCCGCCCAAGACCGCCGATGAATACGCGGTCAAGCTGGAAGGCGTCGAGGGTTTCAACTGGGACGAGTTCAAGACTGACCCTGACACGCAGTCGTTTTTGAAGGGGGCGCACGCCAAGGGCCTGACCAATGATCAGGTCCAATACGTGATTGGCGAGTACATGAAGGCGGCGCCTGGTCTGATCGAGGGTGGCGGGCAGCTGACCCAGCAGGATTGCACCGCCGCGCTTAAGGCCGTGTGGACCGATGAACAAGCCATGAAGCAGAACGTGCGCGCCTCGTTCCGTGCTGCCGAGGCGTTTGCCAGTAAGCCAGGTGAGCCGGGGAACTTCGACACGCTCCAGGCCAAGTACGGCAACGACCCGGACTTCATTGCCTTCACCGCCAACATCGGCAAGGAACTCAAGGAAGACACGGCCATCAACGGTGGTGCCCAGGTAAGTGAGGCTGATTTTGACGTTAAGGACTCAGAACTGCGCAGTCAGTTGCAGGCTCTGCCGGCACACGATCCGAAACGCAAAGGCATCCAGGCTGAACTCGACGCAATGTACGAGCGCAGATACAACAAGTCTTCGTCCCGCCTGAGCTGATTCCAGCCCCAAATAGTCGGGAAACCGACACCCCCCATGCACAAACATCGCAGGCATCCCAGCAATGGGCCGGCCTGCGATGGCACGCAGACACCCGGAACGCCCCAGGCGCAGCAAAGCCGATGCACGCCAGGAATACCGGCCCGCGATGCGGACACCCGGCAGGCAATCCCTTATCTGCATTGGAGTGCATCGAATGTCCTTTCAAATCACAGAAGCCTTTGTCCAGCAGTACGGCGCTAACTTCCGTCATCTGGCACAGCAAATGACCTCGCGGCTTGAAGGTCACGTCACCATCGAGCCGAACATCGTTGGCATGTCCAAGTCGATCAACCGCCTGGGCCAGCGTACCGCCAAGCGCCGCACCACTCGCCACGGCGACACCCCAATCAACGATCAGCCACACAGCACGCGCTTTGTGGACCTGTTCGACTGGGAAGACGGCGACATGATCGACGACCAGGACAAGATCCGCATGTTGGTTGACCCGACTTCGGACTACGTCAAGGCCATGGTGTCCTCGCTGAACCGCGCCAAAGACGACGTAATCATCGGCTCGTTCGGCGGTTTCTCCCGCTCCACCACCGGCAACATCATCCTGCCAACCAAGCAGAAGATCGCCGTGGGCGGCACCGGCTTGACCAAGGCCAAGATCATCCAGGCCCGCAAGCTGTTCCGCCAGAACGAAGCGGACAACCACAACGGCGAAGAGCTGTGCATCACCTACTCGGCGCAAGCCGCTGCCGACATCCTCGCCGACCCAACCTTGACCAGTGCTGACTACATGGCCGGCAAGTTCCTGGAAAGCGGCGACGTTGAAGGCAAGTGGATGGGCTTCACCTGGATTCCATCCGAGCGCACCCCGCTGTCTGGCGGTGTTCGCCTGCTCTACGCATGGGCCAAGTCGGGCGTAACGCTGGGCAAGGGCGCCGATATCACCACCAAGGTGGGCGAGGATCCAGGCAAGGGCTTCAACGTTCGCATCTACGCAAAAATGTCCATCGGCTCTGTGCGGGTGGAAGAAGAGAAGGTCGTTGAAATCGCAGCCGTCGAAGCCTAAGCGGCTTTTGGCCTTCTCCCAACCTGATCAGGAGCAATGAACCATGGCAGTAGTAACCACCAAATCCCTGGCCGTCACCAACTCTGACGCGCTCCCACAAACCCTGTCGCCGCAGCGTATCGACGGTGGCCGTCTGCGTGAGCGTGTCGGCTTCGTTGAGGCAACCGCTACCGACTCCATCGGCTCTGTGTATCGCCTGATGCGCATCAACTCTGTGGACCGCGTGTCCCGCCTGTTGCTGTCGTGCGATGCGATCACCACCGCCGCCGGCAACATCGGCCTGTACGACGTCACCGCAGTGAATGCCGGTGCCGTGGTTGACGCCGACTTCTTCACCTCGGCACAGGATCTTTCCGCCGCCCTGGTGAACACCGACGTTACCCACGAAGCGGACGCGGCTGATGCTGGTGCCGGTTTCGGCCTGGCTGATATCGAGAAACCACTGTGGCAGGCGCTGGGCCTCGCTGCTGACCCAGGCAAGCAATACGACGTGGCTATCACCCTGACCGCCGCTGCAACCGGTGCCGGCACTGTCAGCTTGAAGCTGCAATACATCGACGGCAACTGATTCACGGGCCGCCAAGGAAGGCAAAACTTTACCGGGGCCCTGTGCCCCGGTCTTTTTATCTGGAGGTTGGTAATGGCAATGGCCACGGGTGTTTCGATTTGCTCTAACGCGCTGCTGATGCTGGGCTCGCAGACCATCAATGACTTTGAAGATCAGCAGAACCTGGACCGGGCCAAGCTGTGCGCCAATTTGTATCCCACAGTGCGCGACGACATGTTGCGCTCGCACCCCTGGAACTGCTGCATCAAGCGCGCCGTGTTGGCACCTGACGCCGTGGCGCCTCTGTTCGGCTATGACCATGCCTTTGAGTTGCCGGCCGACTTTTCCCGCGTCCTGGAGGTCGGCGCCAATGGTTGCCAGATCGATTATCTGGTTGAGGGGCGCACCATCCAAGCGAACACCACCGTGCTGGAGCTGCGCTATGTGTTCCGCAACGAGGTAGAAAACACTTGGGACGCGCACCTGGTGAAGCTGGTAACCCTGGCTATGGCAGCGGCCATGGCATATCCGGTCACGCAATCCGCAGCCATGCAGCAGACCATGGAGCAGAAGCTGGAAACCTCGCTGCGCCGTGCCCGTGCGGTCGATGGCCAGGAAGATCCACCGCAGACTTTGGGCGATGAACGCTTGCTGGCTGCTCGTTTTGGAGGTGGCTGGTAATGCCTCGCCTGACGCTGAACCAAACCAACTTCACCGCCGGCGAGGTCTCGCCACGAATGCTGGGCCGTGTCGATATTGCCCGGTACCAGAACGGCGCCGAAATCATCGAGAACGCTTGGCCCGTCATCCATGGGGGTTGTGTTCGCCGTGATGGGACTTTGTTGTGTTCGCCCGCCAAGTTCCCCGATAAGAACTGCCGCCTTATCCCTTACGTTTTCAACGCCTCCCAGGCGTATATGGTGGAGTTCGGCGACCTGTACGTCAGAATCCACTTTGCCAACGGTTCCTACAGCGGGATCGAACTGGCCAGCCCATACGCGCACACCACCCTGGACCGCATCGACTACGTCCAGGGCGCGGACACCATGTTCATCTTCTGCAACACGGTTCCCGTCTACCGCCTGCGCCGCATCACTAACACCGAGTGGAGCCTGGCCCCGGCGCCTTTCGTGACCAAGCCGTTCGATGAAAAGGGTATCGACTTCCTGACGGCGATCACCATTGACAACCCAGCAGTGGGCACCGGGCGCACGGTAACGGCGTCTGAATCGGCGTTCCTGGCCTCCGATGTTGGTCGTGAAATCTGGTCGGGCGGTGGTGTTGCGAAGGTCACGGCAGTTACCAGCGCAACCGTGGCCACCGTCGAGGTGACCAACGCATTCAGCGCCACCAGTCGTCCTACCTGGTCCTTGAAGGGATCGCCGCAAACCTCCAACACACTGAGCGCTTTCACCCCAGTAGGCAGCGTGGTAACCATGACGCTTGCGACGGCAGGCTGGCGCGCCAGTGACGTGGGCAAGTTCGTCAAGATCAATGGTGGCCTGCTGGAGATAACCGTATTCACCAGCACCACCGTTGTTTCCGGCGTCATTCGTTCGGCGCCGACCTCGGCCACAGCATCGCCTGCCAACGCCTGGTCGCTTGAGGCTTCTGTCTGGAACGATATAGACGGCTACCCGGGCGCCGGCACGCTCTACGAGCAGCGCTTGGCCCTTGGCGGCTCGCCGAACTTCCCCCAAACCATTTGGGAGTCGCGTACCGGGGAGTATCTGAACTTCGAACTGGGCACCAAAGACGATGATGCAATCTCGTACAACCTGTCGTCCGACCAGATCAACCCCATCCTGCACATTGGGCAGATCAATGCCCTGATCCCGCTTACCTATGGCGGCGAGTTCACGGTAAGCGGCGGCGTTGAGAAGGCCATAACCCCGACCAACATCCGCGCCAAGAACCCATCCGTCTACGGCTGCAACCGCGTGCGCCCCGTGCGCATTGGCAACGAGTTGTATTTCATCCAGCGTGCAGGCCGCAAGCTGCGCGCCATGGCCTACAAGTACGACTCCGACACGTTTGGCTCCCCTGACATGTCCGTGCTGTCTGAGCACGCGACCAAGTCCGGCATCATCGATATGGCCTACCAGCAAGAGCCCGAATCCATTTTGTTCATGGTTCGGGCCGACGGCGTTCTGGCCACCATGACCGTGGACCGTGACCAGGACGTGATTGGCTGGGCTCGGCAGATCACCGACGGCGCCTTTGAATCAGCCGCATCCATCCCTACAGATAGCGGCGACCAGGTGTGGGTGGTTGTTCGCCGCAACATCGGCGGCGCCAACGTGCGCTACATCGAACGCGTTACCAGCGGTGTGCGCGTGGACTCCGGCGTAAATGGCACCAGCGTGGGCGGTGCCACTGTGTGGGGTGGCCTGGCGCACCTTGAAGGGAAGATGGTCGATATCGTTGCGGATGGCGTTGTGATGCAGCAGCAGGTCGTCACGGGCGGGCAGGTAACCATCCCGCGCAAGGCGTTCGCCACCTCGATCGGTCTGAACTTCAAGACCAGAATCAAGACGTTGACCCCAGAAGCGCAGGGCAACACCGGCAGCTCCCAGGGCAACAGTATGCGCATTGGCGAGGTCACGCTGCGATTCCTCGACACCATCGGTTGCAAGGTTCAAGGCAAAGGTCTGGCCCAGACAATCAGCTTTCGGAACCTGGGCGAGAACGTGCTCGACCAGCCGCCGGCCAACTTCATTGGCGTCAAGCGCATAGAGAACCTGGGGTGGGAGCGCGGTGAGGCGTCACTGGAAATCATGCAGGACCAGCCTTTGCCGTTCCATCTGCTCAACGTCATTAAAAAAATCACCATCAACGATTGAGGTGCCCCAATGATCAGGCCCGCTAAACATTCCGACGTGCCCCGCTTGATTGAGCTGGGCACGTTGCTGCATTCCACCACCAGCTACTCAACCATGAACTTTTGCCCGGTCAAGTCTGCAGCCTTCCTGCATGAGCTGATCAATGGGCAGGGCGTCGTCTTTGTGGCCGAGGTGCGCGGCGAAGTTGTCGGCGGCATGGCCGGCGGCGTGATTGATCAGTGGTTCAGCAATGACCTGATCGCCTATGACTATTCCTTGTTTGTTGAGCCGTCCAAGCGCAATGGTGTGATCGCCGTTCGCCTTATCCAGACGTTCAAGGAATGGGCCAAGCTCAAGGGCGCGAAACAGATTTACATGGGTATCGGTACCGGCGTCAGCGTCGAGGGAACCACCCGGCTTTATGAGTCCCAGGGCCTGCGCAACATCGGCCCGCTTTTGATGATGGAGATCTGACATGGCCGTAGGAGCAATAAGCGCAGCAGGGTACGCATATGCGGCATTGGCCGCAGCGACTGTGTATTCCGTTTATTCGACCCAGCAATCTGGCAAACAAGCGCAGCTCAATGCTGATGCCCAGTCCGATCAGGCGCAAAGCGATGCAGACGCAGCAGCCAGTGCCGCCGTAGTGCAGGCCGATCGTATCCGCCGTCTGGCGCGCAACCAGTCCAGCGAGGCCAATGCTGCCCTGGCTGCATCTGGTGTCGAGACGGGGGCCGGCACCGCGATCAACATCAACGAGGAAATCATTGGCAATGCCGAGGAAGACGCGGCGTTGACCATCTTTAACGGCAAAAACCAGAAGGCCCGTGGCTACGTTGACGCCAGCAACTACAGCATGGCCGGTGGTCAGGCGCGCAGTACCGCGAACTCCCAATCCATTGGCACTGTGCTGTCTGCCGGTGCACAGGCAACCAACATGTGGAAGGCATCGGCGGCAGGCAAGAACGCAACCGTTCCTAAAGTTGGGGGGGCTTCCTGATGGCACAGATCCCGCTGGGCAACTTCGCGCAAGCCCGCGCCGTGCCCGAGGCACCGCAGAACCGCGTCATCACCGTGGATACCCGTGGGCAGACCCAGGCCGCGCAACAGACTGCCAGCGCCATCCAGAGTGCAGCGCAGGGCGTGCTGGACAACATCAACAAGGAAGATCAGGCGTTGGCCAGGGTACGGGCGAGCAATGCGCTGATCGACCGTGAGTCGCAGATCAAGACGATTGCCACGGACCTGGACGAGAAGATGCGCACCGGGCAGTTGCCCTATGAAAAGTCTGAGGAGGCTTTCACCAGCGCAGTGTCCAAGCTCGAACCACTGGAAACACCCGGCCTTGATGAAGCGCAACAGGGCGAGATTGGCAACTCGCTCAAGCGTATGCAGCTTGGCGGGCTCGACACCATCCGCGCGTCCGCTGCCAAGGGCCGCATTCAGGCAGCACAGAGCGACCTGGTATCGCGCATGGATATGCTGGGCAAAGACGCTGCAATGCCTGGTGCCAACGTCGACCAGATCAACGCCCGCATGGACGCCGAGGATATCGACGTGGCTGGGCGACTGGCATTCGGTGAGACCTGGGCCAGCAAAAAGCAAGAATTCAAGGACGGCAACTGGACAACGCACGCCACCCAGCGCGTGATCGAATCCCGCGAAAGCATCGGCAGCCTGCAAAAGTTGGAGCATGACCTGACCGCCGAGGATGGTTTCTACGCCAAGAAGCTGGACCCGGAGAAGCGCAACCAGTTGCTCAACACCGTGAGCGGTCGAATCTTCCAGGTGAAGGAGCACCAGCAGCGCCAGGCCGAAATGCGGGAAATGAAGGCTGAGCGCATCCTGACGCAGATGGACCGCCAGGCCGCAACAGGCGTGCCTCCGACGCCGGCAGACCAGCAGCGATGGAAATCAGCACTGTCCGGGACGTCAGCCGCTGGAGAGTTCAGCACCCGCATGCAGGAAATGACGCAGGTGCAAACCCTGCTGAGACAGCCGCCAGCGGTCGCCCAGCAGTTCATCGACCGTCAACGCCAGCAGATGCAATCAAATGGCGCCAGCGTGGCAGAGCAGGCCAATCTGGATCGCTTGCAGAGGGCCGTGGACAGCAACACCAAGATGATGCGGGAAACCCCGCTGGTGTTTAACGCAATGCGAACCGGCGCCGATGTGGCGCCGTTGGACGTTTCAGGGATTACCAGCACTGAGGGCCAGCAGAAGCTGGGCGAGCAGATTGCCGAGCGCTTCGACGTGGTCAACTCGGTGCGCAAGGCATACGGCCCCGACGTCAACCGCAACCCATGGAAACCAGAAGAACAGGTCATGTTGTCGTCGCTGATCAAGCAGGCCGACGATAGCACCAAGCTGCAGCTGTTCGGCGCCATCGCGGGTTCATCCCCGTCCGGCGCCGATTATGCTGCCGCCATAAAGCCCCTTGTGGCTGATGACCCAATCGTTACGCTTGCCGGTATGGCCCAGTTCCGTGGGCTCAAGGGGGCAGACGGCACGGACGTTCCCCGCACGCTGCTGTCCGGCGCCAAGGTGCTGACTGATAAATCGGTGCCGCTGCCAAAGGATAACTTCTTCCGCCAGGCTTTCGACGAGCATGCAGGCGCCTCTCTAGTGCCCGGCACCCCTCAGCGTGAACAGGCATATCTAGCGTTCAAGTCCCTGTATGCAGGCACCGCAGCATCGAAGGGCTTGAAGTACGACGAAGGCGACGACCTGGACAGCAAGACATCCCAGGCCGCGTTCGACATGGCAACCGGTGGCGTTGCCGAGCGTGCCGGCGCCAGGGTGATCAAGCCTTATGGCATGGATGACGACACCTTTAACAAGTCCGTGGACATGCAGATTGAGGGCATGGCCAAGAACAGCAAGTTGCCGGTGAGCCAGCTTGAGGACATGCCTTTGTCGCCGGTACCGGGCAAGGAGGGCTCCTACTACTTGATGAACGCAGGCCGGATTCAGATCGATCCGGACACCCAAAAACCTATGGTGGTGATCGTCAAATGAGCTGGCTAGACGGAATGATCGAGGACAACGAGGCGCGCAGCCAGGACCAACGCCTGGAGCGCACCGCCGACAAGCTGGCACCGGGCGTGTTCACTGGGTCGCTCAGCACCATCGGGCCCAACCTGCTGCGAGGCGCCATCGAGGGCGGGCGGGCAATCCAGTCAACCGCGCTCCAACTGGGCAGCCTGGCGGTTGAATCCGACCTGGCTATCGGTTCGTCCTATGCCCCTGATGACGGGCAGTTGGCCGATCAGCAACAGTTCCGCGAAACCCAGGCCCGCGACATCGGCGAGAAAACCGCCAAGTCCGTCATGGACCTACGGCCAGACCCAACAGAGGTTGGGCTTGTGGGGCAGATCCTGGGCGAAGCCGCTGCCGTCCTGCCGCGCACCATTGCCGGCGCCGTCGCTGCTGGCCCGGTGGGCGCCGCCGTTGCCGCTGGCGCACCTGCTGGCTTCTCAAGCAAGCAAGTGGGTATGGCCGAAGGGCTGGACGAATCAACCGCTACGCAGAAGGGCTTGATTGACGCTGCCACCATGGGCGTTGGCGCTGTGCTGCCGGCGGCGAAGTTCGTCAAGCCATTGCTTGGTGATGTCTCAATAGCTGTGGGAGCGAACGTAGGCTTGGGCATGGCCGGGCGGGGCGCTACCGCTGCACTGTTGGACAGCAACGGCTATCACGCACAGGCGGCGCAGTACAAAGTCATGGACGGCACAGCGCTCGCCACAGACGCCATCATGGGCTTGGCGTTCTTCGGTATCGGGCGCGCCCAGTTCCGTCGGCCAACCGCCCGCCAGATCGACGCCGCGCTGACAGAACGCACCAACCAACACGCTGACGTCGAGACCGCACCAGGTGCGCCTGTTGACCCGCGTTCGGCCATGGCCCACCAGGATGCAGTCCGCGCTGTCATCAACCAGTTACAGCGTGGAGAACCGGTGGTGCTGCCCGAAAGTATCCACTCAGCCCAGTTCTTGCGCGAGGCTGATTCCGCTCCCGCAATGAAACCGGCGCCGGACGTCGCCCTGGCCACTGCCCGCCAGGACCTGGAACCAAAGCTGCGCGTTGAGCTGGAGCAGGAAGCCGCCGGCATCTTGCCCAACGTGAAGGACGTCAAGGCCGAGCTGTCCACCGTTGCGCAGAACCTTGCCGCACTGGATGACACATTCAAGGCCCGCGCCAAAGAGTTCCAGCATCAGGGCCAGACCCGCAAGCAGGCCGAATCATCTGCACGCCAGGCCATCGAGGCGGAACGCTTGGACCTGTCCGACCGCCAAGCGTCACTTAACGAAGCCTTGGGCGGCAACCGTAGCGCCGAGCAAGCCCGTGCCGACCTGAACGCCTTGGATCGTGGCGAAGTCCCGCAGCGCTTCCAGGACCGCATTACCCAGCGTGCCGACACCATCGCGAAGGGCTTCGACAAGAACCCGCTGTCTGCCGGGGTGGCCGAGGCCAACACCAAGTTGACCATGGCACAGATCGCCCGCCAGGAAATCACCCGCATCCTTGACGATATCGAGCGTGCCGACCCTACGTTGCAGGCCAAGCCGCTGGATATTCCTGCCTCAAAAAATGTGGAAAAACCGGAAACGACACCGGCAGCGACTGGTAAGCCAAGTGGTAAATCAGCGGGAGGGAAAGTTACCAACCCTGATAAACCGGGGCCAGAAGTGGTAAGCGATGCAGGCAAGCCCGGTAATGAAGCTGCCGACCCAGTTGTGCAGGTCGCCGACGAAATCCTGGCCCGCGTCGAGGACATGCGTATTTCAACCGGCGCCATGGATGCCGACGGCAGCCCCATCACCGTGTCAGCCCGAGAACTGCTCGCCAGTGCTGACGCCGATATCGTCCGCGCCCAGCAGGATGCAAAGGGCTTCGCCGCTGCCGCCGCTTGCTTCCTGCAACGCGGTCTCTAAATAGTCGGGAAACCGTCTATCCCCCACCCATAGGCTTGCTCCCATCCAATCAGGAGCAAGCCCATGCGCCCCGAATGCATCAAGGCCGTAACCCAGGCCATAGGCCGTCCCCTCAATCAGCAGGAAATCCAGGGCATAGAAAACCGTGTGCGCCGCAACATGAAGCAACTGGCGCAGACCGATACCACCTGGCAATCCAAATCCGCCGCCGACCGACTGAATGAAGCCGCCGCCAAATCCGCCAAGGACCTGGTGGCCGAAGCCGACCTGAAGAAAAAGCGCGTGGCGCTGACCATCCTTGCCCACGACCGCATCGACAGCTACATGAAGCGTTTCCCGGAGCGTCCACTGGAAGGGCTCGACCGGCTGTTGGCGTTTTCCAGTGACGGCAAGAGCGGTATCCAGTCCATCGAATCGGCCACGCGTGCAATCCGTGACGACTCTGTGAGCCGCATGCTTGACGTGATCGACCAGACCAAGGGCAAGTTCCTGGGCCTGCTCCAGGACGAAGCCGGCAACCTCGCCCTGGTGCGCGAGCTGCACGGGGAAGACTCCGGTAACGCCACGGCCAAGACTGCCGCCAAGCAGTTTAAGGACACTGCCGAGCAGCTGCGCCAGCGCTTCAACCGGGCCGGTGGCGACGTGGGTTTCTTGGACGACTGGTCCATGCCCCGCGACCACTCGCAGGTCAAGGTAGCCAAGGATCAGGCCAAGTGGGTGGCCGATCATGTGCAGTGGGCGAACCGTGGGAAGTACCTCAAGGAAGACGGCACGCCCATGAATGATGCCGAGCTGACCGACTTTCTTAATCACGCCTGGAAGACTTTGGCCACCGGCGGCGTCAATAAGTTGGAGCCCGGCCAGGCCGCCGGCAACGGCATGCGCGCCAACCGTGGGAGCGAATCCCGGCAGATCCACTACAAGGACGCCGAAAGCTTCATTGCCGCGCAGAAGTCCTACGGCGATCGCAACTTGCTGGAACTGCTGATTGGCCATATCGACCGCGCATCGCGGGACATTGCACTGGTAGAAACCCTGGGCCCAAACCCCAGCAACCAAATGCGTTACTTCCTGGATGTTGGCCAGAAACAACAGACGGACATTGCACTGGCCGTTCCCGGCACTAAAGGGGAAAAGGCGCGCAAAACCGTAGAGAAACAGCGAGAGAAAGTTGAATATCTTTTCGAAGAGGTTGCCGGTACTAGGGCGCCCCCGGCATCGGCCGCCATAGCCAACGGGTTCGATACCTACCGCGCGCTCAACGTAGCAAGCCGCCTGGGTTCCGCCGTTCTGACTTCGGTCACCGATCAGGGAACCCTGGGCCTTACCGCATCCATGAACGGTATGCCGGTAATGAAGGTGTTCGCCAACGAGATACGAATGCTCAACCCCGCCAGCGCCGTCGACCGCCGCTTGGCGCAGCGTGCGGGCCTGGGTCTGGATCAACTGATCGGGAGCTTGAACCGCTTCGGCGCCGACGGCCTGGGCACCAATGAGCAGATCGCGGGGCGCATCGCCAAGTTTTCGCAGACTGCCGCCAGCAAGGTCATGCAGGCATCCGGCCTCAATGCATTGACCGCCGGCAGTCAGCGTGCATTCGGCGCCACCATGCTGGACACCATTGGCGACATGTCCCGCCGCCACCAGTCCCTTGCAGCTATGGACGCGGCAGACAGCAAGCGGTTGATGGGGCAGGGCGTAACAGAGACGGATTGGTCTGTGTGGCGCCTGGCGCAGCCCGAAGACTGGCGCGGCGTGGGCGACACCGTGCTGACCGCGAACAGCATCTACCGCATCCCCAACGCTGACCTGGTGCCGCTGGCCCAGCAACTCAAGACAACCCCGCAGCGCCTCAAGGATCAGGCCGCCACCAAGCTGCTGGGCACCGTACTGGATGAAACCAACATGGCAATCATTGAGCCGGGCGCCCGCGAGAAGTCCTTCATGCATGGCCAGTGGAGGAGGGGGAAGGTTGGTGGGGAGTTGGCTCGCAGCTTCTGGCAGTTCAAGTCGTTCTCGATCGCGATGATGATGCGCCACGGTGCACGCGGCATGGCCCAAGAAGGCTGGGGCAAGGCTGGCTATCTCGCCGCCCTGGTCGCATCCACCACCGTGCTGGGCGGTATGGCCATTCAACTGGGCGAGATTGCCGCCGGGCGCGATCCGAAGGACATCACCGACGATAAGAAGTGGGGCGTACCTGGCTTGCGATTCGGTCTGGCCTCGTTCCTCAAGGGCGGGGCCATGGGGCTTTACGGTGACTTCCTGTTCTCCGACACATCCCAGGGCGGCGGCTCACCACTGGCAGCACTTGGCGGGCCGATTGCCGGTGACATTGAGTCCATATTCAAGCTCAAGGACAACGCCGCCGACGGTGAAGTCAACCAGACCGGCGGCAAGCTGGTGCGCCTGGCCAAGTCCCATATCCCCGGTGCGAACCTCTGGTACACCAAGGCCGCAACCGATCACCTGATTTTCAACCAACTGCAGGATTACTTTTCACCGGGCTACCTGCGCCGGATGAAGCAGCGCGCCCGCAAGGAATTCAAGCAGTCGTACTGGTGGGAACCGGGCGACACAACACCAGATCGCGCCCCGAACCTGGGCGCAGCTGTAGGAGCGAAATAATGCGCGACGATCAAATCACCCGATTGCAGGCACTTAGCGAGCGCCTTGGCGAAGTGGTCATTACCGAAGTTGACCCCAACAACTGGCCCGCCGCTGACAAGCTGCCAGCCCAGTTGACCCAGGAAGAACGGGGCAACCGGTACTGGTGCAAGAAGAACGCCGCCGCAACCATGACGCTGTTACTCAAGGTCGTGAACATCGCCGGCATCATGAACCGGCAGAAGCCGGCACCGGACGCTGGTCATGCTGTAGACGAGCTGGACGGTGAGTTAGCTGCCGCCGAACGAGAGGCTCAGGCCATCATCGAGCGGATGCAGAAGGCCGGGAATGTCCACTGACCCCGACAAGAAAGTCAGCCTGCTGGTTTTCTTTATGCTGTGGGCGCGGCGCATGCGCTGGGATGTGCCAGACATTCACGTCCGTGCGCTGATATGGCTGGAGGCTAAAGGGTCTCTGGCCGTTTTGCGTTGCTTCCGGGGGTTCGGCAAGTCCACCTTGCTGGCGATCTACAACGCCTGGCGGTATTACAAAGACCCGACCGACCGGATATTGCACCAATCCGAGTCGGACCCCACGGCGTACAAGACCAGCCGCGATACCCAAAACGTTATCCGCAATCACCCGTTGACCCGCCATCTACTGCCGCCAAACCAGGGCACGGTAGAGCAATGGTGGGTTGAGGGTGCTTCCGACTTCCGTAACGCCAGCATGTTCGCTAAGGGCATCCTGTCAAACGTCACCTCTGCCCGTGCGGACGAATGCCAGAACGATGACGTTGAGGTGCCGCGCAACATCCAGACCCCGGAAGCGCGGGAGAAGCTGCGCTATCGCCTGGGTGAGCAGACACACATCCTGGTACCTGGCGGGAGCAAACTCTACATAGGCACGCCGCACACTCATGACAGCCTCTACGACGAACTTGAAAGCATGGGCGCCGACTGCCTGACCATCCGCATGTTCGCCCAGGAACACCGGATAGAGGACGCCAAGCACAACGCCTACGACGTGCCGTTTGTGCCTGACGTCGTGTTCTCCGGCATAGGCAAACATGCCCGTGTGCTGGTGCTGGGCACTGATTACCAGCAGACGAAAACCGGCATCGCCTTCTTTACGCCACCTGGAACCCTGGTGGACTGCTACGCCGGCAGCGCCTGGCCTGATCGTTTCGACATGGCCACCCTTGAGACCCGGCGCCGCGAAACCCGCACCATCAACGAATGGGACTCGCAGTATCAGCTCCACTCGAAACCCGTGACGGAGGTTCGCTTGGATCCTGCCCGCATCATTCCGTACGACGCCCAGCCAACCATGCGCTACGCCAACAACGCCGCAGCCATGTACTTGGGCAGCACTCAGATCGTCGGCGCCGTCGCTTACTGGGACTGCTCCCTGGGCAAGATCAAGTCTGACGCCTCGGCCTTCTCCCTGATCCTGACGGACGCCCGCGGCCAACTCTATTGGCATCTGGCTGTTGGCCTGACTGGGGAAATTGCCGAGTTCGACGCGCGCGACAAGATCATTGGCGGCCAGGTGCACCAGATCCGCGAACTGGTCATCAAGTACCAAATTCCCCGGGTGATCATCGAGACCAACGGACCAGGGGGCTTTGCGCCCTCGATCCTCAAGCAGGCGCTCAAGGGCACCGGGTGTGGGGTAGGAGAGGAGCACTCCAGCACCAATAAGCAGAAACGCATCCTCGACGCCTTCGAATCCCCGCTATCCGCCCGCTTCCTGTGGGCGCATGTCGATGTGCTGAAAACGATTTGGGACCAAATGCGCGACTTCAATCCAGCGCTCACCAACCAGGAAGATGACTACATCGACTCAGGTGCCGGTGGCATCAGCCAAACCCCCGTACGCATTGGCCGGATAGTCGGGAAACCGACAGAGACCCGGCGTGACGATTGGCGTCCAGATGCGGGCGTTCATGAGGTTCAAGTGGACTACTAAAGCCCGCCACCATCCCAGGGGGCGAACCATGGCAGTTCCAGCAGGACCAACCGAAAAACGTTACACCGGCAACGGTGTAACCACGATCTACACCATCCCTTTCTTATTGCTGGCGGCCTCGGACCTTGATGTGTTCATTGATGGGGCCGAGGTGGTATCAGGCTTTGTCATCACTGGGGCGGGCAACCCAACCAGCACGATTACCTTCACCACGGCACCAGCCGACCAAAGCGAAATCCTTTTAACGCTGAATATCCCGTTTGAACGCCTGAACGACTATCAGGAAAACGGCGACTTTCTTTCGTCAACCGTGAACCGTGACTTCGACAGGATCTGGCAGGCGCTCAAGCAACTTCTCAGATTCAGCGGCAGGGCGCTGTCCCTGGGGTTCTTTGATGTAGATGGTGCTGGGGCCTACCGCGCAAAAGGGAACCGGATTTCAGACCTGGGCGACCCTGTTGCAGATAGGGATGCAACAACCAGAAAGTGGGTACAGGTATATTTGGGCGGGCTACTGAGCGCGATTCAAGGCCCAATCAATAATGCTCTCAATATCTTCTATCGAGCGCCGGATTTAACGGCACATGTTGTTCAGGATCTATCGGGGGCTGACGGCGCCAGACTGATAGGTGATGGGGCAGGGAGCGTGAAGGACACAACAAACGCGCTTGCAGGAAGGGATATAGATTTGCAGGATGATATAGACCTTGCAAAATTGTTAGCTGATACAGGTAACTTTGGCAAAAGTATTATGTTGGCTAAAGCCAGAGCTCGCATTTTTGCTGGGGCTCCGTTCATGCACGTTCTCGGTGATTCAATTTCGCATGGTGCTTTCGCTGACGACTGGTATCGAAATGGCTGGGTTAATCTATTCAAGCGTATGCTCAACGTTGAATTGGGCACTTACAGCTATGGTGTCACGCCGCTGCTGCCTTTCACTAACCCGGTGACAGGAGCATCAAACGCGGACATCCATGATGTGCTGATTGGGGCGCATTGGTTGTTGTACGACACTATACCCGACGTGCCTACCGGGGCGTCGTGGGTCACTGCAACAGCGAGCGCACAGATCGATATCACTGTCCCGACCTTTCAGGATGTAGCGGTGGTTTATTACGCGCAAAATCCATCTGGTGGCAGCTTCGAAATCTTGATCAACGATACGCCGCTGACCACAATTAATACCAATGCTGCGACTCGTAATCCATTTGTAGGCTACGGATTTGCCCTTACGGATAACGGCTTAGGCTCTTGCAAGATTACCATTCGGACGACTTCCACGGCTGGTGTGGAAATAACTGGTATTGGGTATTACAAAACCGCTAGTCAAGCGGTACTGCAGAACATGTCGCAGAGTGGTAGAAAACTAATCAACACCAGTCAAGCGTGTGTGCAAAAGTTAATGGGCGAGTCGGCACTTTTTGTGATGGCTCTGGGTGTTAATGACTTCTACGATCATCAGAATGATGAGGTGAGGTTCGCCGCGTTCACGCAGGTCATTGACTGGTTGATTCAGTATGCCAACCAGTACGAAGTCCCCGTGGTTGTCCCGGATTTCGTCTGGTACGTAGGTCCTGAGAATAGAACACGGGCGCAACTTCGACGTCTGGCTACCCAGACCAAGGGGGTGTACATCCCTTTTCCTGATTTCTTCATGAAAAACAGCATTGTGCCGAATTCGGCGTATTTGATTGAAACCCTTAACTTATTCACCAACGATCTGCACCCTAACGTCGCCGGGCATAAGCTCATCGCTGAAACGATCGCCAAGAAGATAGGGCTGTCTGTGTCCTCCAAAAAGCAGGTTTTGGACTATCACGACTGGTGGTTTCCCCTAGCACTGAACCCTGCGTCGGGTGTAACCAATAAATCGACGAGCGCGCCGCTGACGTCGGCCATCAAGAATCAGGGTGGACAGATTTTGGTAAGGCTCAACCTTACCGGGTTGTCTGGGGCGGTAACGAAGGGCGTTGCGCTTGGCTACCCATCCAGGGCCGGAGTCCAATTCGATATCCCTGTCACGACTCAACTTACACCAACCACCAGTGGCGTTAGCCAGGGGGTTTGTATCATCAACCAGGCAGGAGTTTCATTTCTCACCAACGCACAAAACACCCAGGCAGACCACCAGCTGTTCGCAGTTTTGCCACGGAATATGACCCTTTAATAAAACTAACTGAAAATGCATGCCGCCGCATTAATACTGCGGCGTGCATACTGGAACAGTATCCGCGCCCTAGAAATATTTTTGTGGAGATTAGTTGTTGAATATTTTTTTGATTTTTGATCTAACCATTTCTTCTTGACCCCATAGCTCGTTTAATGGGTGCTCCGTATCTATAATGCTTATCTTCGCCTTTAGCTCGGAATGCTCGTCTTTATTTTCTGGAGCAATTATCACAGAGGTGCAGATAGTTAATATAAATGGAGGAGGTAAATTCCATACCACACCTGCTTGAATTGGTCTTTCGAAAGAGAAAGCAAGGCGGGGATCCAGCTCGCCTTCGTGCATTAATGGGTTTCGCGCAAAATCATAGATTGCTTCCGGAAAACTTTTTCCGTCTATTTTCATGCCTTTGTGAATTTGCCTTGTCGCCAAGCAGAAAATTATGTCTTCTTGATCTGAAAGAAATTCTCTAATTCTTTGACCTACGCCAACTGATCTTCTTTTCTTTGCTGTTTGATCAAGCGCGGGGAATAGATTAATTAAGGATTCTTCATACTTTCTATCTGAGTAGAGCTTCAGGCAAGATGTAATTCTTCTGCTGATTGCACCTGGTTTCATGATACATCCCTTATTTTATTGTGTTTGCACTGCTCCAGTTAGGATCGTATCCTTTGTAAGGTGCGTCGTCTGCTACCGCTCCGCGTTGGACTGTTTCCGTGCGGCCTTCTTTCCGGCAATCCACTGCTCGATCTCAACGGGATCGAACCGAACCCGGGCGCTGCGCGCGTCGCTGGTTTTTATCGGCAAGGGAAAGGTTTTGTCGCGAACTCTAAGTTTGTTCAGTCCTGACACGCTTTTCATGCCGAGCATCTTCATCACTTCTTCGTTGCCTACGAGGGCTGTGCGATGCTGTTCCATTGGAATGTCTCTCCACGCTGTTGTCGCGTCGGTTAATTGCTCAGGAAAATCCAGAGTGATCCTTGAGACTTGGAGCGAGTACCGGTTGTCTACCTTTGATTTTATCCAGGCTTCCACCTCTGACTCAATGAGGTAACAGTGGGCCTGGCGATGGGGACCGTCCTTTATCGGCAAAGGTCGAGCCCTTGGAAGTGCGGATCCGATGAAGGGTTGTGCTGCTGACGCCTAGCATGTGCATCACATCATTCTGACCAATAAGCACCCGTTCTGTGTTTTGGATTTCAGTCGCCATGGGAATACCCAGCCACTCCGTCGTCCGAAGGCAGAGGGTTAAAATCCCCGGCCAGGGCCGGGCTAGCGGTTGTAAATTAAAAACGGTCGAAAATGTCGTGACAGGGCTCGCAGAGGCTCCGAATTTCGGTCTTCATAGTGGCCTTGAGCTATTCCTGAGATCATGTCGGCGAATTGCACGCACAGATTTTTTGAGCTGTCGCAGGGAACGGTTTTCAGCTCTGTCGCAACGCCTCGGTCCATCCACAGCTGCGTTTGCAGGTAATCGTGAAGGCTATTTCCGCTCTGCACTTTTATGCTCCGATCATCGGGCGTAAAAATTACCTCATCAGCCCTGGCCATGTGATCCAGTAGAAGCATTCCAATCATGTAGTTGTAGAGCTTGTTCGGGTCTCGCCGTATGTGCGGCATCACATTTTCTTTTTTTGCCGTGATGGAAACATATTGAATCGATCCAGCGTTGGCCGCGCAAAGCTTTGCGGCCAAGCGAGCAAATTCTAACCTTTCATCAGGATCCATTCGCGCCCACTTTTTTTCTTTGTCGGTAGGCCATTTGAATTTGTCATAAAGCTTTCGCATGACGCGAGCAGGCAACCGCACCGATTGCTCGGAAACGATTAATGCAGAAATTGTGAGGTATCGACTGGATCCGCCGTCCCTATAAGGGAGGTCAAATTTCCAACCAAGATCCCCGCTTTCGTCCAGGAAAATGAATAATTTCGTCAT